AAGAGTGATAGAGAATGATAGTAGGTTAGCTACTAGGCCATTTAAGCTTTTCTAATGTTTACAAGGTATAATAAAAAAACGCAAAAAAGTTTTTATTCGGTCACGATTGCGAGCGTTGCACCATAAGCGAAAGCAGGAAAACTCCCTAGCCCCCGGCATCAAACCCGCTTGCCCCCGGTGCGAGCTGGGATGGCGTTGCATCGGCGGTGTAAACATTCTATATCTGTTCACTCCCCTGCGAGAGCCTGTCCAGATTGACCGATTCTTGCCCGCCTTTTTCTTGGTTGCATCCATCGTGCAACGGCTGGAGCTGATAGAGACCCGACACGGCATCGACCGCTGGAAAATTTCCTAAAAAAGTCGATGGGGGAAAACGCACCAGTAATTCACGTTAATACTCTCTCAGATTTTTTCACCAAAATCTTAAGACCCCTTAACTACGTCTGCTTACGCTACCGCTACACTTCCACTTAGCCCTGCTCAATCGTAAGGGGCTATTAGGGTTCTTAGCCGATGCTGGAAACTTCTTCATCTGACCATAGCTTCTGGCACAATAGCTATCTCCTCGGCTTGTGGAAGGTGCGATTGTGTATCCCCTAGCTCCGTAGCTTACCTTGTTCTTTCGACCAGTCTTGGGGTTAATGACTAGCTTGGAATACTTTTTACCGCTTGCAGGTTGTGACATATCAGCAAATTAAATCCTTAAGGCTTTTAGTGTCAACCCATAAGTTGCCCTACTACTTGCTTTGACCCTATTGACTAACTAGGACAAATGCTGGATAATCTACACCAATGAAAACACTATTATTAATCTTAACCTTAGCAACCGCAACCCTACAGGCTGAAGATAACTGGTCTGAGTTCTTAGGTGTGTCCCATCAGTCCAGAGGTACAACCACAATCGTGAACAACACGGCCTTCACCAGTACAGGTGTAGTGACTAAAGTTCGTGATTCTTATTTCGGTGCAGGTGGAATCACTATTAAGCAGGGCGACAGCTATTATGGCCCTCGTACATATACGACCAAAGTTGGTAGCGATTACTTTAGTAGCGGGTCTAGGTAATAAAGCCTTTAGTAAAGCTAGGGTTGTCTTTAAGCACTTGCCCTAGTGTTGCCTCAAGCGTCTTTATGTCCCGTTCAGTCAGCTTAATCTCGTACAGGAAGTTAATAGCCTCAAGCACTTCATGGAGCAAAGTCAGTTGCTTGCTTTGTGGGTCTTGAAGGCTGTTAATGAGAATCTGAGTCTTGGGGTATGTCTGGCAGATACCGAACATATCAGAGGAACCTTCGTTCCCCATAAGCTTTTTGTAGGCTGAAGTGGAGTCGTACTCTACGACCTCAAACTCCAGCGGGCCAATCTTCACTTGCCTTCAGCAAACCCGCCAGTTTTGTTCTTCATCTTCTTATAAATCTTAAGGTCAATCGTAGAGTTCTTTTTGCTACGGCTAATGCCTAGCTTCTTGCGTCTGTTGATATTGTAGTAAAGTCCTTTTTTCATTTGTTACGACCTTTCGAGTAAGCAATAGCAAGAATCTGAGCCATGCTACGCTTTTTACCAGAAGCACCTTTGGCTTTACCTTTTTTCTTATTGTCAGCCATAAGTTCTTTGATGTTCTTTTGTATGTTGAGTCCTAAAGGCATTTAAGTTTTTTAAGTAACTTTATTCATTTTGTAAAGGACATATATCATACATTGGTTATGTAAGTGTTATTATAGAAGTTTAGAATAGGTTATTACTTACTAGTATTTTTTAAAGAATGTATATCTATGATTAATCTCATTATTCTAATATATGATTAATCTATATACCCCCTTACCCCCATAAAGTGACCTTAAACTATACCCCCTTAAGATTCGTTTAAGTAAGGAGAATCAGATCGTCTCCCTCTACTATACAGACAATTCCCATAAGGGAAAACTATAAACTATTAACTATAAACAACTTAGGTCTAGGCTTGTAACAACTCTTCTTTAGATTGTGTTACCCCGTAGGGGAGCCACCAGATAGCCTACTAAAAGTCTTATATTCATCATTGTATCTGTTGAGAAGCCCTTTACCAAAGAGGTCACCCCATCTACCTGTCTGGGTGTTACCATTAGCCATTTTGATGCTGTCTGTCTTGTTCCAGTAATGGGTCTTGTCATACAGCTCTCTGGCTTGCCGTAGCTTGGTATGAAACTCCCCAGCACTCATCCCATTCAAAACCTTAAGGGCTTCTGGTGTGATGTCCTTACGGCTGAACTCAATTTTGTCAGAGCCTAGCCCAACAGAGTTAAGAATAGCCCTAGCACCCGAATCACCCCTCATGTGTGCAACAGACATAATGGCTCCAATCATGCCAGCATCGGTTACATTAGGTAGCCCTACTACCTTAAGCTTTGAAGAAAGCTGATTAGCTACAGCATTGGTGGCCTGTTCGCTATTCGCACCGAACTTCTGCACAGCTTGGCTCACTTCTTTGTAGCCGGGGTTACCCTCTCGGAAGCCAAAGGTTTCTTTACGGCCAGATTGGACGGCTGAAACACCCTCTGCTTTCATAATGGCTTTTGCTGAGTCACGAATGATGCCTGTAAGGGAATCTACTTGGTCGCTATTTAAGTTCATTTTTAAGGCCATTGTAGGCTCATTTTGAGGCATTGTGGGAGCTTTTTCTGCAACCTGTGGTTGGGTAGTCGCTTTCTTAGGGGTGGGTAAAGGAGCACTAAAGGAGGGGGCAGGTCGTTCCCACTTCATTGTTGATCTGTTAAGAGTCCAATCCGACATAACTTTATCTATTTATCCAAGAAGGTTGTTTTCGTTTTTTGCCAAATACGCTGTCTGCGAATCTAGCAAGCTCATCATCTAAAAGTCGATCTTTTTGTTCAACTAAAGCTAAATCAGTATCCCTACCCATTTGCTCTACCCAGTACTGCACAGCCATCGCTAAAGCATCCAGCCTATCGTCATTGGATAAAGCACCCCTATCCCTTGTGATACGGCTCATCTGGTAGAACAAGCTGTACTTTAGGGCTGTGTCTAAGCCCCGCACATCACAATCTGCATAGTCTTTTCGTACTAGATCAGAGTCCACAATAAGCTTATGGCTACTCATAACAGGCTCTAAGACATCAATAATACGGGCTTCCTTCTGCTTGCTGTGCCGGACTTCTTCTATGTTGCACGGGTGTATACGGGCAAACACGGGCTTGATAAGGCTGGTAAACATACCCCCACCAAAGTTTTCTTCGATGATTACAGCGTTTACACCATGCTTTTTGGCTACTTCAGCCAGCGTTTCTAAGCTTTTAGGGCTATAACCCTCCATTAAGCCTCCTATTTCAGCCAAGAATAGCTGTCCGTGAAGCATCTTGACCACCGCATAGGCTGTCTCATCCCTGCCCTTTCCAGAGGGGTCTATGCTCATGCAACAGCCATCGTACTTAACCCAAGGCTCAACGATGCTCATTGGCCTGTAAAACCTGTCTCCGTTAAGGCCAACATTAGGTAATTCGTTCCAAGCAAGCTCCGGGCTAGATGCCCATACAGCCTTTTGTGGCCCCATGTCGGGGTTAAGGGTCATTACAATCAAGTCAGACAACTTAAGCGGGTATCTATTCTGGTCGGATAGGCTGGTGTTTAGTTGGAACTGCAAGGCAAACCCAGAGCGACCATAGCTTGCCTCACGCTCCATAAGGTCGGCTTCACTAAACCGCTGTGGGTCTGTGGGTTTACCTAATAGTGTGGGGTCATTATGCAGTTCGTCACGCAGATCGACAGAAAATGAGTCACCATAAGCTATACGTTCTGTTTCTGTTGGAAACCTGCTAGGCCACACACAAGTCTTAAAGCCTCGCTCTGGAAGCATCTTGTAAATACTATTGTAACTCTGCGGGGTTCCCAAGTAGATCACCTTGCTGGTCTCCAGAGGCTTGATAACCGCATCAAACTCCTTAATTGTTTCCGACAGCTTGTGACGCATTCCCTCGGTAGCAGAGTTGTTAAGAACTTCTACGTCATCTGCAATAATCACATCAGCTCGGCTACCTGTAATCTGCCCTGTAATACCGATGCTCTTTACGCTAGGAGCTTGTGAAGCAGGAGCACCATTAATATCAAAGGCGACCTTGGAGCAACGCTGTTCCTCGGTGGGCTTAAGGTGTTCGAGCAGGGGCATTTCACTTAACAGACGCAGACAGAAAGTAGAGAAATCGTCAGAACGGCTTTTGCTGGCCGAGATAACCAAGAAGTTTAGCTTGGGGTCAAGAAGAAGCCTCCATAGTACATACCCAGCGGATACATAGCTTTTACCACAGCCTCGAAAGGCTTGAATAACGCACCGCTTTGGCCCGTGCTGGAGGTACTCTGCAATCTGGTACTGAACCTTTGTAGGCTTAGGGAGACCTAGATGCCCCCAAGCCATGTATAAAAAATTACGAAAGTCCTTTAATCTAGGGTCTAGTTGCATGAACCGCCTTGTGTTTTGCTGAGCCTAGTGCTTGGCTCTGTTGTACTTTATAGAAGTAATCCGTAAGTTTCCGTGAGAGTTGTTCATGGGGTTTCCGTCTTTGTGGTCTACATCCTTGCCCTTAAGCTTTGATTTACCATGCTTCCGAATCATTAACCTACGGGCAGAGTTGCGTTTAGCCCTCTGCTTAATTTGCAAGGAATTTCCGTGGTACTCCCTGTATTCTTTTTTGTAATCCCGTGCTTTCATAATCCAACAGCCTTATCTACTTGGTCGGGTGCTGGCAAGCTGAAAGTCTTGGCTGGAGCTTCTATTAGCTGTTGCTCCTCAAAAGGCAATACCATAGCTAGTTTCTGAAGGGGGGAGCCTCGCAACGCAACCGCATCAATTCCGTTATCCCTTAAGAACTGCCTAGCCCCGTTAAGGTCTGCTGGCGTTGCATCGCCCATCTTAACCCGCCTCAAAAACTCGTTGGCAAGCTCCACATGAAGCTCTTCCATTACTTTTGTTACTTCGTTTTGCTGGCTCATAGTTTATGTCTTATTAAATCCCAAGCCCAATTACAAAATACCATAATAGTACCAAAAAAGCCTAAAGCTTTCATGTGCTGGCCTTCTAGTTTTCGCAAGCGTTCATCGTGCTTAGAAAAAGTGTATCTAAACTCGTCTTGATTAGCTAAAATAGAATCAATCTTGCCTTCGATTCTTCCTATATCACGATGTAGTTCTTCACTCATATTCTTTGAATTTTTAAATCAACTATAGAATCATTCCAATTTGCATAAGTAGAGCCGGGGCTTTTACTCCACGCAACAGGAACAGCAAAATCTCCAGTTGTTACGTTTTTTCTAGTATATCCATAACCAAAACCCACCCCAGCACTTGAAGTTATTTGAGGAGCAGAGGCTTGGTCGTCAGAATAATAGTACTGACAAGCAGTTGTTAATGACTGACTTCCCGAAATAGTTAGTACACTTTGTATACTAAAATATTTACTTCTTCCGGGGTTTATTGATATAGAATCAAAATTAAACATAGCTACAGATTTTGGAGAATAAGAACTACTACTAGGGTCGTGATATTCGTCTCCAATACTCTTTATAGCTAAAATTCCAGTTCTTGTGCAAGAAATTGTACCAGATAAAGTTATTAAATATTTTGTGGGAGAAGAAGAATTAGAGTGGTTAAATACAATGTTGCTAGATGCTTTCCAAGAGGGTGTATCTACATAGGCTGACTGAACATTAGTCAAACTTATTTCTGGATTATCGTTATGTATTACATAATTAAATGGAATATTTGCAATTTGTTTATAAACATATCCGCTATTAAACTCCCCGTCAAGTTGGCTACCTAAAGCATCATTTGTATAATACCTTCTTTGCCATTTAATTAAAGTTGTAGCATACTCTTTTCCAGCAAGAGCTGGATTTTTAATAAATATCTTATAAGGATAATATCCATTTACGGCCTCACTACTTACTTCTACTACAGGAGTAGTTCCATTAAAACCTTCTAATGTAGGAGCTGTAAAAGAAACGGATGGGTTATTTTTAAAAAATCCAGAAGATAAAAGCAACGAACCTGAATTAGTATTATTAGATTCTAATAAACTTAAAGTTTTCTTTTGTATTAAATTATTTGCAGTTATAGACGCATCTAAAGCATTTATAGTAGTTGCAGTAGTGCTAATAGACGGCCTATTAATTGCAAGGTCATCAATAGTAGTTGACCAACTAACATTTAAATTTTTTAATTTTGACGCAGGAATACTATTATCAGTTATAGTAGTAGTGCCGTTCAAACCAGAAGCCGATAGTTTTGAAGAACTAATAGTTCCATCTACAATTTTGTCATTTGTTACTGCCCCAGTAGCTAATTTATCGGCAGTTACAGCCCCAGTAGCTATTTTATCACTTTCTACAGCAGATGAGCTTATTGCAGTAGGGGTAACACAGCCAGTAGCTAACTTATTAGTAGTTACTGACCCAGTAGCTAATTTATCTTCAGTTACTTGAAAATTATTTATTTTTATTGTTGTGACTGAATTTGTACCCAATTTAGCGTTTGTTACTGCTCCTGCCCTTATTGTTGCAGAAGTGACAGCTTCTTGACCCACTACTTTTCTTAAAAGTGTAGATGTAATAGAGTCGTCTTCAATTACGGGCTGGCTCCCGCCACTTAAAGTAAGGCTGTCTACATAAGCTTTGTTAGTTGCATCTGAAGCCAACGCAGGAGTAGGGACATTTCTAATAGTACCCCCTTGTAAAAAAACTTGAGGAACAAAAGCACCACTACCAGTTTCACTAAGTTGAAGAGTTTGTAAACCAGAAACTCCACCAGAGATAAAATTTAAATTTCCACTCATATCTGCCCCAGTTTTATTAACTTTTAAATCAAGAGCAGTTTGTAACGCAAAAGAATCTATAGAATCCGCAATTTCAATGGCTTCTTCTGAGTTGTAAAGGCTCTGTAAAAGTATGTTATTTAAATCAGAAGCTTGAATTGGGCTTCCATTAGAAAAATAAGTATTATTTTCTATTGCAGTCCTTCTATACATTTTAATAGAATAAGTATAATTTATAGGGCCAGATATGTTAGCTGTAGTAATTGATGTAGAAAATTTAATTTTATTAGAGCCGTTTTCTTCTACTATTGTATAATTTCCAAATAAAAAACTTGTTTGCCCATTTACTAAATTACTATTCCATTGAGATTCTTCAATATAAGTCCAATTTAAAATCTCCTTAGTTGTTGTATTAATTGATTTAACTTTTACATCTTTTTTATTTAAAAATTTAAAAGTAATTACAACCTCATTTATGCCAGAATTAGATGTGGCACTAAAATCAATATAAGAATTAGCCACGACTTAAACTCCTTGTAGTGACTCAATCAAGCCTTCAACACTCCTACCAGACCTTCTTCCTTCCTTAATCTGTTCAACAACTCTGAGTTGCTGTCTAACTTTGGGAAGCTCACGTTGTAGTTGAAGCCTAGCCTGTTGCCTGTACTTGTTGACTACCTTCTTGATTTCAGAAATACGGGGGGAATCGTCAACAGAATAAAGCCGATCTTCTGGTAACCTCTGGTACTGGTTACTTTTGATTAGCTTGTCTAGGCTTTGTCGTAGCGTCTTACCAGCTAGTTTAACTTGCCCAGTAAGCTCCATGTAGCGGTCGTAAGCGGTCTGCCCGTTCTCCATAGAATAGTCTAGCAGTTCAAGCCCGTTAAGCTTTGTGCTGGGGTTGCGGAAGCCGTGCTGAAGCCTAGAAAGCTCGTTTATAACTGGGTCATTCTTGTCTTTAGATACCGCAGTAGGAACAAGGTAATCGACAATAGAAGGGGAGTTTCGGATAATTTTTTCACCCAGCATATTACGTTTGCTTTCTACAGCGTTGGCTCCGGGGATTCGAGAAAGAATAGCGTCACC